CCAATTCCTGGAATGGATTATGGGAATCCCTTTGAAATGGACAGAGCTAAATGCCTGGGCAATTCGGTTTGTCCTCAGCAAACAAGAGAAGCATTTAAAATCTTAATGGGGATTAAATGAATTTTACATGTAAAAATTGTGGGTTTTATTTCAATAATAATAATCTTACAATAGATTATTGCCCTCAATGCGAAGAAAAAAAACAACATATACTAAAATTTGTTAAAGAAGCGGAGGAGTTCAAAAAATGTCAAAAATATGCAGAAATGCCATTAGACTTAAGAGATTTTTTTAATGAAGAATTAGGAAGATTCAAGTTCGCATTAGGTGCATTTGATGGGAAAAAATATGAATAAAGGAAAAAGGATAGGATATATTCGAGTCAGCACAATAGATCAAAATCCAGAGCGCCAGCTTGAAGGGATTGAAATTGATAAAAAGTTTATCGATTATGCATCTGGAAACACGATCAAAAGACCACAACTTGAATTGATGATGGAATATGCGAGAGAAGATGACCTAATAATCGTTCATAGTATGGATCGTTTGGCTAGAAACGTAAAAGATCTGCGAAAAACAATTTAAGCTTAAGTTCATGGGATATGGGGACTGGCTTGACGAGCCTGACGTAGTAGAATTTGAGTACTCTCTTGCATACATCAGATTAAAATTATTATTACTTTAAATTTATGTTGATTACATATTGGTTTTTAATTTTATTGACATAGTGTTAGTGCACGTGTATACTTATTCGTTAATCAACAACGAGGAATTGATTATGATAGACTTAAAAAAAAGAAAAGAGATAGTCGAAAACTTAATAAATTCATTTAATAGTCTCGAAAAGCATCATGATAATTATAAAAAATTTTTGGAAAAAATAATAGCTACAGCTTTGTTTGAATTTGCTAATGATAATTGGGATAATGACGATTTGTCAGAGAGTGAAATATATTTATGGATTCATAATTTCGTAGAAAAAAAATATTTGCAACTAGACAAAAAACCTTAAAGGAAAAAAAATGAATAAAATATTTTTAATGCTATCTAGATGGAGACATTAAAATGATATGGCAAAAATTTAATGATTTATCTGTATTAGATGACGATTCAAACTATCTTGTAGCCTGGAAATTTGTCGAAGGAGAATATTCTACATATCATCGGGCATATTATATACCTAGCGAAAATAAATTCTTTAGCTTAGAAAATAATAATTCGCATCCTTTGCATGTGGATGCTTTTTTAAAAATACCTAACATTGAATGTAATATGGATAAAAAATAATGAAAAATTTAAAACATGAAAAAGACACAGCTTCCTACATGCAATTATGTTTATTTCAAGAGGGAAAAGGAAATATTTATTTAATGGTTCCTACTTTTTGGGATGCGATCAAGAAAAATTGGATGGGTTTTGTAAAAACTCCTATAACGGGTAAATTGTTAATGGCATCTGGTGAAGATTCTACAGAGTTACAAAATAATTTTAATATAATATTACATAAATCTTTAGCAGAAAATGGAGAAGAAACACTATCTATGTTTAAATCGTTAGAATATTGGGATAGTAGGTTATAATGGCAGGTAAACGCATAGGATATGTACGTGTAAGCACTGCTGATCAAAATCCCGACAGACAATTGCAAGATATAATATTAGACAAAAAATTCGTTGATTATGCTTCCGGTCAAAGTATGAATAGACCACAGTTAGATCTTTTATTAGATTACGTGAGAGAGGATGATCTAATCATAGTTCATAGTATGGATCGTATGGCTAGAAATGTTAAAGACCTAATTCATATCATTGATGGATTAGTGGAGAGAAATATTTCGGTACAATTTTTAAAAGAAAGTTTAATATTTACTGCTGAAAAATCACCTATTTCTAATTTATTATTAGCTGTTATGGGAGCTATCGCGGAATTTGAACACTCCCTAATAAAGGAAAGACAAATGGAAGGCATAGCTTTAGCTAAAAAAGAGGGCAAATATCGAGGAAGGAAGAATTGTCTTAGCGCTGAAAAGGTTGAAATGCTAAAAATGATGATGGAAACCACAAGAACAACAAAAACTCAGATGGCTAAAGAATTAGGTATTTGTAGGTGGACGTTATATAAATATATGAAGCTGCAAAACCAAAGTGCTTAGATGGATTCACTATTAAAGAAAATAAAGATTATGCGTTGTGGGAATTGTGATAAATTTATAGTAAGAAAAGCTAAGATCCAAAAATACTGTGCCCCTTGTAATGCTATTGTGGCTAGAGCAAGAAGTAAAGATAATAGGGATAAGGAAAGAGAACAGAGGGTACAAAAATAACCGCGTATACGTAATTGGTTGAAATCGAGAGGCACATATAGTATAAATATTTTTAAATTCACATAAACGGGTTGAAATATATATGGCTAGACCTCAGAAAGAGATTAATTGGGATATTGTTGAAAAGAGAATGGAAGCGGGAAATAACGCTAAAACTATCTGTCAACGTTTTAAAATAGACACTGATACTTTTTATAGAAGATTTAAACAAAAATACGGTTGCAGTTTTGGAGATTATTCGGCCCACTTCGTGCAGTGTGGAGATGATGATATAGATTATGTACAGTATATGAAGGCAATAAGTGGAAATGTACAGATGCTAATTTGGCTTGGAAGAGTACGTAGAGGGCAAAAGGAAGCTGAATCAGAAAAAGAAGTACCGAAAAACGATGAGATAAACGCATATAGACATAAGCTAATGTTATTAGAGGCTGAAAATGATGAGCTACGAAAGAAAGACCAGTCCAAAACAGAGTCTTAGTTTTAAAGAAGCTACTCATCGTTTTAATATATGGGTTGGTGCAGTTCGATCGGGAAAGACTTTTTCTAGCTTAGAAAGGTTTGCTTATGATCTTGTTAATGGACCGCCTGGTGATGCTATGATCATCGGCGTTAATAGATCTACGATACAAAGAAACATACTGAAGCATCTATGCGAAAATATTCTAAACTTTCCATGCCCCACAGAGAAAGCACAATCTACAAAACTTTATGGACGAAATGTCTGGTTTGTAGGTGCGCCGGACGTTTCCGCAGTATCGACAATCCAAGGATCTACTCTTGCTCTTGCTTATGTAGACGAAGCAACAAATTTACCGGAACCATTTTGGAAGATGCTAGAATCTCGTTTGAGTATCCCTGGAGCTAAATTAATTGCCACTTGTAACCCTGAAGGCCCAGCGCATTGGCTTAAAAAAGACTATATAGATAATCCTAATATTGATTTAGTTCACTGGAACTTTTGTCTTGAAGACAATCCTACTCTAGATGAGAACTTTAAGAAAGATCTAAAAGCTTCATATACTGGTATGTGGTATAACCGTTATATTTTAGGAGAGTGGGCGCTTGCTCACGGTGCTGTTTATGATTGCTATGATAAATACAACGAGTACGAGAATCCATTTCCTGCGCCATCTTATTATATCGTTGGTATTGACTATGGGACAACAAACGCGACGGCAGCAGTATTATGTGCTATTACTCCCAATAAATGGCCTCAAATACGAGTGGAATCAGAGTATTACTATGATTCAGCTAAAAAGGGACGATCGAAAACAGATCAAGAACTTGTCCGAGATATCAAAGATTTTATTGGTTATAAGAATGTATCTGCTGTCTATGTCGATCCTGCCGCTGCATCTCTCAAGATTGCGCTCAGGCAAGCCGAGTTACCTGTTCTCGACGCAAATAATGACGTATTACTTGGCATTAAAATCTGCTCAAAGTTTATTGGAGGAAAAAACATAGTTATTCATAAAGGTTGTACTACTTTAAGAGAGCACTTACAATCATACGCATGGGATTCTAAAGCAGCCGATAGAGGCGAGGACAAACCTGTTAAGAAGAATGATCATATTTTGGACGCCCTAAGATATGCCGTATGTTCTGCATTCCCTCAAGCAGAGTTTAGTCATCCTGATGAGAATATAACCTATGATCAATTGCGTAAGAATATATTTGGTGGAAGTGATATGTATTCACAATTTAATGAAGGTTTAAATTTTTAAGTGAAAGAAAAGATCGATAATTTCATTAAATATTTTACGACTATTACGAAGGAAGAATCAGATTACATAGAATCAATTCTACGTTGGGATCAAGAAACACAAGCAGCCTTTATGTTTGCTAAAAGAATTTTTGAAGATAAAGAAAAACATTAAAAACCGTCTCCATTTTAAGCGACCTTAATATAGGTGATCTCAAACAAAATTCAACAATGATTATTTTAAAATATGTGTTAAATTAAAATTTTAATTATGATATATATGCATCTATAAAATATAGGTGTAATACATGGGTAGTTATGAGTCAGGAGAATATTCACTAGGTTATATTGACCCATCAGATATTCAAGCTAAAGATCTCAAGCAGATGCAAGATTGGTTTTACCAGTCAAATTATACTACTAATTCCTCGTATTGGCTTCAAGGCGCTATTGACAAGCGTTTTAAAGTTGGAGACCAGCAACTATATAATCAATTTTACGGACAAAACTCTCAAAACGTTCAAAAGTTCTTTTTTAATCTGATACGTCGTCATATCAATATGATTGCTGGTTATCAAAGAAAGAATAGAAAATCTACTATTACACTTCCTGTTTCAGATAACGATGATACCTTAGCTGACGATTACAACAAAGTTATGCGTTGGTGTGATGATAGAGATGGTTTTCAAGAATATCTTTCTCAAGCATTTGAGGGCGCATGTGATACAGGTGAAACACTTCTACATTTATATCCAGACTATACTTTTGATCCGATCTCAGGTGATTTATTTACTGATTGTGTAGCTTTTAATAACTACTTGATTGATCAATATACTAGGAAGCAAGACTTAAGTGATTGTAATGGTATTTGGCGCAGGCGTTGGACATCTAAGCAAATGGCTAAGATGCTATTACCGGGACATGCTAAAGAAATAGATAAAATGAAACCAGGAGGTATGAAAGATGGACGTTTCCCTTTGCAAGCTGAGTTACAGAATGTGGCTATCAATAATCTATTCACATACGACGAATTCTATTATCGAACGACTAGACCCGGAAAAATCATAGTCGATCCGTACTCAGGTGAAACCACCGAATGGGAAGATAATGAAGGCGAAGAAGAAGGTATGATGGAGAAAGTTCTCGCGCAACAACCATGGCTTCAGGTTAAAACAGTAGATATCCCGACAGTCAAATTAGTTATTACTCTTTCAGGAAAGATTTATTATCATGGTAAGAACCTACTAGGAATAGACGAATATCCATTTGTACCTTCACAGTGTTATATAGAACAGGATATTCAATCGTATGCATGGCGTAAGCAAGGTATCATAAGAAATCTTAGAGATTGTCTGTTTCTATATAATATGCGCAAGGTAATTGAGCTTCAGCTATTACAAAGTTCTCTCAATGCAGGTTGGATATATCCTGTGGATGTAGTTCCAGATCCTAAATGTTTCAGACAATCAAGTGGTGGAGATGGTTTCCTAATTCCTCTAAAAGCTGGTAGATTACCTCAGGAAATACAACGAATTGAACCCGTATCTATTCCACAATCTTTACTTGAATTATCAAGCAGTTTAGCAGAAGATATAACTAAAATATCAGGTGTAAATGAAGAGCTTTTGGGATCAGCGACAGACGATAAATCTGGTATATTATCAATGTTACGACAAGGCGCGGGTCTTACAACTTTACAAACAATCTTCGACAAACTCGACTATACACAAAGATTATATGGTAAAATACGGTTATCGGCAATCCGAAAGAATTTCTCGAAAGGTAAAATCCGTAACATACTTGGTCATGATTCAGATCCGAGATTTTGGACAAGTCATGCGCAAAAATATGCCATTGCTGTTGAAGAGGGTAATTATTCTACATCCCAAAGACAGATGGAATTGCAACAGCTTCTTCACTTCAAAGAACTTGGAATTGGTATTGCGGACAAATCTATTATTCGAGCTGCGTTTATTACCAACAAGCGACAAGTTATCGCTGATATGGAAGAACAAAACGAACAACAACAACAAGCTCAACAAGCCGAATCCCAGAAACAAGAGAAGATGGATAACGCTAAAATTATGGCTATGTTCAGTAAGTCAAAAGTTGATATGGCTAAAGAACAAGATCTTATGGTATCCGCTCAAGAACGTATAGCTAATATTAATAAGATTCAAGCGATGGCTCACCATGAAGAATATGAAGCGGATTTAAATTTAGTGAAAATAGCAATGGAACTGGAAGACGTTCAATTTAACCAGATCAAAGAAGCTTTTATGTTAGCCCAACAAATAAAAATGGCTAATCAGCCACAACAACAAACGGCATTAGCCGGATAGGAGAAAATATGGCACATAGTCACGTAGCTCATTCTAAACATCATGCGATGGGTCAATTTAATGAAGGACATCATGAAAAAAAGATGTCTGATGTTATGGTCGCGGATGGTAAATATTCATCTGAAATGAATCAAGCAGACGAATATAAAAAGATGGTTGATGGATTGGCTAATTATGCTAAACATCACAAAGCTAAACATTAGAAAGCGCGAGGGATGCCTCCTAGCCGAGGTTGAATGCTCGGCATTTATATTAACCTAGTAGCTCAGTGGTTAGAGTCTTAGCAGATTGGGGTAAAGCTCAGGGTTGAGAGGTCGTTGGTTCGAATCCAACCTAGGTTTTATTTTAAATAAAAAAAGGAAATATATGAAAAAAGTTCATCATGCACCTGATTACATTAAAAATAAAACTGCCGATGTAATTAAACATGGAAATGGCCCAGCAGTACCGAATCAACAATGGGAAGTTAACGCGAATCTAACACCTGACGGTCATCCAACACCAGCGGGAGCATTTTTACCAATGAAAGGTACAGATAGAGCACATACTCATGTTAAAACAAATGAGTGTGACCATTGATAGAGAGATTTATAAGAAACAATATAGATGATGAACCAAGGGAAGAAAACCAATCGATGGAAAAACACCCATCTATTGAATTAACGGATGAAATAAGACGTTCCAATTTTATTTATCGTAGGATCGGTGAGCATAATGTATTGTGTAAGGATTTTGACAAAAAAAAAATACAAGAACATCTTCAAACTGAATTTCCATTCGATACCTTTAAAGACATCCCTACTTCTATAAAGATTGTAGATATTCCACATATAGAGAAAAAGAAACCTAAGTTACAATCTAAAAAAGGTAAGAAGATTGGAAAGTAGAAAAACCGCAGGAGAATTATCTCAAAAAGCTTTATCGGATACAACCAAATATGATTCGCGCGAAGTTGGTCATGCTATGGCTGATGACATTGAGAAACATTTGCATGAATCTATTCAAAAGCATAAGAATATCATTAATGAAAATGAATTCTGTGTTGTGATGGTAATTGCTAAAGATCCTTTGATCAAAAATTTAATTCGCCGTAAGTTCTATTGCTGGCCATATTTACCAAAGCCTCGCCCTAATCAAGCGGTATTTCTATACAATAAAACAAAAGATAGAATAACAAAGAGATTATGGGTATTACCAAGCGATATGGTAATGGCAGAGTTGGCTGGAACGAACATAATAACACACAAACAATACGAAACAATGCAAGCATGGTC